AGGTAAAATTACTCAAACTGCTGTAGCTAAATATCTAGGTAATACAGCTAGTAAATTGGGATCTAAACTTTCACCAAGTGAAAGTAATAAGCTGGCAACTTTCTTATTGAAAGCTGCTACTAAATCAACTACTGCAGCACTAAACCTTTCTGGGAAAGGTGCTATAGAATTTGTCCAGGAAGGATCTGAAGGGTTAATTACTGCTGCAACTGCTAAGCAGACTCTTGATTTTACTCACGAGGAGAAGCGAGACGCTGCTGTATCTGGTGCAATAGGCTTTGCTAGTGGTGCAGGCATTGGTGGCGTTACAGACGCAGCTAGGGCTACTGGTGAGAGTCTTGTGAATAGACAAGCTCGAGTACTTCGGGAACGTGATATAGAGCGTAATGGTATCAATCGTACGGATGAACTCCGTACAGCAGCACCTACTAGTACTTTATCAGAAGATTTTGTTACAGAAGTTGATGGTGTAGCTATTCCAATAGGAGAGAATTACGATCCGCTTACAATAGCTCAAAAAGGTCCAGAAGATATTGAGAATATTGATCAGATTCGTGAAACTATAGGACATATTAAAAACGCTATACGTATAGCATTATCTGTAGAGGACAGTGAGCAAGATCAAGCTGCAACGGACTATATTAATGCAGCAACAGAATTAGGAGCGCAACTTGCAGGCTATAATGAACAAATTCAAGAGATTGCTCAACGGGAAATTGTGGCTACCCAGGAAGGTCCGAGCCTATCTGAAATAAGCAAAATGCGGCTGAAGTACTTAAAGACGTATATTTTGGTTCAGATGCTCCACCTATTAGTTTATCTCTCGTTGATACTCTTAAACAACAGGTAGAAGATAATGCAGACGTTTTAGGTCCTATAGCTGTACAACAAATTCAAGCAGCTATTACCGCAGCAGAAAATGTTAAAGCTGCACAATCTGCTGTTACTGAGACATCTGTACCTACTGATCGTCAAGGTAAAACTCAGGAAGAAGTTCATGATGAGATTATAAATGGAAGTCTGACTGAAAGTGGTACACGCAATAACAAAGGCGGTAATATTTATCGTGATAGATTAGCATTAGCTATTCAAACCCAAGATGATTCTGCCTTTAATAAGGAATTAGAACAGCTCCGTGCCTTTAATAAAAGTCAACGTAGTAAGTTACCGACTAATGATTCTTTACGTGCTGGTGTTACTGAAGTACATCCTAAATCTCAATATTTAGGTAAATATATTCCTGTTATACGTAATGAAATTAAATATTTACAAGCTATTGAAGATGAAGCAGTAGCTGCGAAAGAAATTGCTCTTCAGCGAGGGGCCAGCACTTCTGATTCTGATGTAACTTTAGCGCAGTCTGATAAAGTTAAGGAAGAAACCGAAGTGCAACCGCCGAGTGCAGAACAGGCCCAACGAGAAGCGCAGCGTACGAGTCCTTTAGGGGAAACCGTACTACCTACTTCACCAGCGGAGGCGCAGCCGGAGCAAGTAGGTAGTACGGTGCAAGATCTTGCCAGCGAAGTAGATCTGACGGACGGAAGAACGAATGAGGAAGATATTTTTCCAGCGGAGGTTGCTGGAAAAATTTCTGACGAAGTGAGTGATGGAGTGGTCGGATCTACTGAGTCCAATGTAAATAGTATAGCAGCACCGAAATCTAATCCTAATCTAGAAGGGAACATTCCTGTTACGAAAGCGAAGACAGATGTAGGTCTAGATATACGTCCCCTTAAAGATACATTTAAATCAATAAAAGATTTAACGAAGAACATGTTCTTACGTAATGGCGTATTTGATTCATTTGAATCATTGTGGGACACAGCTAAATCAATGGCACCAGATATGAACCTGAAGTTTAATACTAAAGGTTATAAAGCACTTAAGAAGATATATGCTAGGTATAAATCATTTGATAAAACACAGAAAGAACATAATTTAAAGCAACTAGGACCTAAAGCTGCCAAAGTATTTGGATCTAATTATGCTAATAATTTAGCACTAGGATTAACTATAGAAGTATCTCCTGGTGTCTTTGAATTACGTCCTGAAGTAATAGCAGCTATGTCCGTAGCTTCTGCTTTATGGATAAAAGAAGAGAGTCACGGTAGTCTTGTAGTAGATGATAATGCGATAAGTAAATGGTTTGGTATTGATGAACGAGATATTGATCCAATTGCTGCAGCAGAAATACGAGATGGAGGACTACCTAGACATTTGGTAGCTCAAGATATAGGTAACCGTGTATTTCAGACACTTGGTATACAGATGACTGATGATGCTTCTGTAGGGGCTCAACAGAAGCTTAGCCAAGCACTTGGTCTCATGACTATTGAAATCATGACTCAACGTAATGAATTAAGTGTTACATCTGTTGGATCCAAAGATTTTAACGATCAATTCTGGGGACCAGAGCGAAGTAATCAATCTGCTGAAAGTAAAGCACTATCTCAAAGTAATGACGTAAAAGTAGTACGTGTAAAAGTAATTACTGATACCAATCTTGAAACAGGTTTACCTCAGGTGCACTCTGATTTTTATAACCCAGAGAAAAACAATACAGCTGGTATTTACAAAGAAAATCCTGAAATAGCTCCTCTTCTTTTTGGATTAGAGAACCAGGCCAAAGAAGCACTAGATGAGCCTAAAGTTGAAGTAGTAACCAAGGTACGTGGTGGTAATACTGAGATTACTCAGGAACAGCAAGAAGCTGTTAAGGCTGCTCAAGAGATTGAGCACTATACCAATACCAGTGTAGCTAGTAAGTTAATGGAATTGGGTCGTCCATTTATGAAACAACTTTTGGGTTTCATAGAGGACCCAGAGATACAATCACATGTAAATAACGTTAAAGGACACCAGGGTATTAATCTGGAAATAGAGAACGCTATTACAGCTCTAACTGAGCACATGGTCCCTAAGGAAGATGGTGGCAGAGGGTTGGGTGATGGAAATACTCCATTCTTCTTTGGTATAAGTATTGCTAAGAATCGTAGATCATACTACGAGTCTAATAAGATGAACCCACAAAGTAAGCTGTTACATCGCTTCATGACCAAACTGAAGAAAGATCCATCACAGATACCAACTGATGTAGATAGTAAAGATTTTATACCTTTTCTAGTATCTATTACTATGGGTCTAGAACTTACAGATGAAAAAGCTCCTTTAGAAGAACATATTCGTTTATTTAAAGAATATGTAACAAGTCCTCGTATGAAAAATATGAGTAAAGCATTAGCCAGTAATAATGGTTCTGCTATATTGAAATTGCTTCCTAAAAAGAGTGCACATGCTTTCCAGGCAACAGTAGAACTAAACAAGTGGTTCGAGGCTTCTCGGGGAGAAGCCGAGTCATTCGAGACAGATATGACTATGGAAACTGACGGTGTTACCAATGGTGCTGCGATTGGTTTCGTACAGTTTGCTCATGCATTTAGTGTAGATCAGATGTACGCCTGGTTTGAACGAGTAGGTATCTTCCGGAAGACTGCAGGTGTTACTGGATATCAGGATTGGAAGAGTAAAAATAATAATGATAGTTACCAACACATGGCTTCTAAAGTAGGCGCTAACTTACTGAATCAACAGATCAATTCTCAAGGTCAAGAGAAGATACTGTATACTGCAGTTAACAGTTTAATTGGTCCCCTGGGAGATGAAAACGGAGTAACTAAAGAAGCACGTAAGTTATTAAAGAATCCATTCATGATCCATAACTATGGCGCCAGTACTCCCAAGATATTGGGTGAAATAGCTAATGAGCTTACTCAGAAGCTTGTAGACATGATTGAGACAGCTGTTCAGACCAATGACCAGGCATTACTTAACCGTGCTAATAATCTCTTAGGAGCCCTCTCAGGAGCCCCTAAATTAACAATGGATAATGCATTACAGTTCAATTTTAAACCTACCATTTGGAGAGAAATTACAGGCAACATAGAAAAAGCTATTAAAGCACCTGTAACGTTAGCATTGGAAGATGAACTAGGTACATTTACTAATGTACGTAAAATGATGAATGAAGCATTCCAAATTCAGTTTGCAGCATTCAACGAAGTGTACCAAGCTGAGCTGCAGGCGTTAGCTGCAGCGAATCCAGATAAGCCTCTTACTGAGAAACAAGCTCGAGAAGCACTCAAGAAAGTACAATACTTACTACCTGGTTTCTCTGGTGCAATGGTTAATACCAAACCAGAGAATCGTATACCTGTATTAAAAGAACGTACTACTCTAGCTGATGATGATATAAGTACTATTGTTCAGATCTATTTGAATCAAGCTAATAAAATTGGTGCTAAGAGTTCTAAAGGATCTGCAGCTAAAAAGATATTTGTTGATGGTGGGGTATCAGGAGCGATTCTGGCTATACACTCATTGGATGCTACTATTCAACAGCGTGCTATGAAGGTTATGAAAGATAAATACGGTGTTGATATGCTCAACATATGGGATGCTGGTCTTACTGCGGTTGAGAGCTCTGAACAGTACACTAAAGTATATAACCAACTATTTATTGAAACTGTACGTGATTACAGCATGCTTAAAGATATTAAAGCTATGCTTGGAGCTGTACAAGATACACCTGGTGTGACTAAATTTATTAAAACACTTACTGAAACAGTTGACGGTAAAACTAATACTAGATATAAAAATCTTAATGATTTTTGGGGCAACTTGACGCAGAAATTACTAAGAATGACGAACGTAAAGCACAGATCTTTGATCAAGCTCTTATTGTAGAGCAAATGGTTCACCCAGGTGGTCAAAGTCAGTATCAATATGATCCAGCAATAGATAAAGCTCAACCTATTTTATTCAAACCACAGGTAAATCCTAATGGCACAACTACCAACGACGTCCGAGCAGATTCCGGTAAAGAAGCAGATAAAGAAAAAGGAACTGAAAAACAGCAGGCCAAAAGGACCGTCAAGGTCGAACCCGTTCGGGTAGATCCATTAGCGCCAGTAAAAGATCTGGCTGCTGTATTAGCTAATAAGCTGAGCATATTTCCACAAATTGTTCAAAATATGGTAGATGAGATCCAGGTAGTTTCCCATGGATCAGAATATCTTCATGTAGGTGGCTTAGCCAGATTCTTTGTACGGGAAGATGGATCCACAGTGATTTATGTAAGTGATCGGCTGAACATAGAAACAGATAATCTGAATAAAAATAACAGCCCATGGTTTCGAGTAAACACTCGTGAGCGTTCTTATTGCTAAGACTTTTTATCATGAGATGGGACATGCTATCGATTATGCATTAAAGAAGAAGTTTGGTCAGAAGCCTTCAGAGGCTCTGAGTAATGAAACTCTTCGTAAAGATCTTAAGCAACGTGTAGATAATGCTGCTTCTGATAGTAAAACAGCCCTATATATGTCATACCCGTTTGCAATGATCCCTGATACTGAAGTAGCAACTCAATCTAGAGAATTGCTTGCAGAGCTTTATGCTTGGTATATTATGGATCGGAAATCAATGAAACAAGAACAGCCAGACCTGGCTGAATGGATGGATAATAATTATGCCGCAATTTTCAGAGAAGCCGCTGCCGAGCCAGCTCCGACAAATGAAGAAGGACAACTTATCCGAGAACCGGTTAGCCCAGAAGTCCTCAACTCCAAAGCCGGACAGGAACAAGCAGAGATTGCCCAAGTTACAACTACACCAGAAGACTTAGTATCTAAGAATTCTCCGTTTCCGGAACAGCAATCAAGTGATCGTCAAATCAATATTGATACGTTCTTGGAAGATAGTCATCAAGATATAACCAGTAAGAATTTACGTACTGTATTTGCTGCTATAGCCGGTCTAGGTGCTCCTAGTAATATATCATCTGATTATAGAAACCATCTGACTAATCTACTAGATACTCTTATCAAGAAAGGTATTGAGCCTTTAGATAAATTAATTTTAAAGATTAAGTCTGATCAGTCTGGATCATTTGGTGTTATATCTGGTAGCACCATATATATAAATACGAACTCTACTCGAGAAACGTATGCTGAGCAAACTGCTGAAGAAGTATTGATCCATGAGTTGATCCATGCAATATCAGCTAATTTTATTAATAAAAACAGTGTTGGTAGAGCTAAGATACGTAGACTATATGAGATTGCTCGTAAGAATGTTACTTATAAAGATTTCCTTAAGACAGATGCTAATGGAAATATCATATATACAGTAAGTGAAGCAGCAGAGATTGCTCAGGCTAAGCGTACTTATGATTATGTATTTAATACCAGGTCATCTATAGATTCCCGTGGTAATCTTACTAATAATGCTCTGCATGAATTCTTTACATATGCATTGACTAACGAGCAGATGATTAAAAAATTATCTCAGATAAAAACTCGTGAAACCAAATACACAAAAGAGGGTAATCTTCTGACAGCATTTTTGTCAGTCATGGAAGATATATTTAACTTTATAGCTAAAACTTTGGATACTACAGATGCCTCTAATATACAGCTTGAACTTAGCAACATTGCACATAACATCGTTGCCGTGGAACAATCTAATATATTTACTACTCTCAATGCCATCGAAACAGGTTTTGCTGCAGGTAGGAAGCCAATTGATATCTCTGTACAGTATCTGGTAAATCAACTAGCAGCAATGATACGTGCTGTAGTGCCAAAAACAGGGCGTGAAAACCTATTAAGTGCAATACCTAATACTCTAAGAGCAGTAGCTAATACTGTGTTATATCATCAAGCTGTTGAAGGTACTGAAAAAGATAATCCTGTAACAGCTGCAGTTAAAGATGTATCTGGTGAGTTAATTAATTCATTTACTGGTGAAACTGGCGTATTACGTAAAACTATGAATAGCTTGATCAATAGATCAGCTGAGTTTGCAGATTGGCATAAGATGCTTCGTAATTCTAAACATATGATCGATCAGTTACGATCTACTGTTGCATCTACTATTGCTATCAATGTACGCGAGAGATTTAGTACTAAACTTTCTCAATTAGAAAACAAAGCTATTACTCGAGCTTTCCTATCAGCTGATATAGCCTCGCTGAGAGGATATTCATTGGATCGAATCAGCAGTCTTTTGAGAAGTAAATCTATTCTTGCTCGAGAGATCCAGGATAAGAAAAAAGCTATTATGCGTTTGTTACCAGTAGATCAAAGACGAGCGGTTCAATTACAAGCTCAAGGACTTGCATCTCTCATGGTTCATGGATCTACGACAGTGTATAACCAGGCTCTTAATGTACACCATATATTACGTCCCTTGGATCTGGAAGAGGCTGCTCAAGATCTAGATGAATACATCACTCTATTGGCTATGCAAGAACTACCTATTTCTGGACGTTCTATGGCTGCTGACGTGATTGATAGAGAGATTGCATCCAATCCTACTGATAATGGTATTACGTACCTCCTGGCGCAGCACAGGAGCTTTAAGAAGGAATCTTTGACTAGATTGTTCGATGATAATCCTATGCATGTAAATAAAGGTTATATGTCAGAAGTTTATGACCAATCTCGAGATCTTAAAGTAGCACCTAAAGGTGATCGAGCTATGCTCGAAAAAGAAGGGTATGTATATATATCTGATTTGAAAGATGATGAAACTAGTTTAGCTCGTGAACCAAAAAGCTTATACATGGCGAAGAATAATCCTCGTGTACAGAGACTTAAATCAATTGTATCAGTAGCTGATAAAGCTGCTAAAGGTACAACTTTAGCTGACTCTACTAGATCGGAAGGTATTGGCTATAATCGTATAATAGATTCGTTGCAGGTATCTAGAACTAAGCATATTTATAATAGTAAAGAAGGTACGGCTAGTCCTAATAACGTACTAATACCACTTAGAAATGCTAATGGTGAGATAATTAATTATCGTTACCAGATGTCTGAGATTAATCGAGATAAGTTACTTAAGAAAGATTATGATATTGGTACAGTACTTGGTGCTATGCATGCAAGTATTGAATCTAAAGCTAATTCTGAAAAGATAAATGCAGAAGCTGTACGTATGGCATTTACTGACTGGAAAGCAAATGGTGCTGAGAATCCTGAGAAGTTTATAAAGATTTCCAATGATCCTAAATCAGAGTACTTTGAAACTTTCAAATTGATGCCAGCTGCTATGAGACGGGAAGTTACCAAGGTATTTGGTAAAGGTAATCCTATGATGATCCGTGGAGAGCTCTCAGACCTTATATTTGGCTTTAAAAAGGCAAGCCTAGCCAATGCCAGGGTTATCAAAGATAGTCCGTTTGCAGGCGTTGTAGGGCTCATAGAGAGGGGCTGGCAAGAGATTGTTGCACAAGAGAAGGTCAACATAGTAATCAAATCAGTAGATGTTATGTTGAATAACATCATTTCTAATACTATTCTGCTAAAAGTATTGGGAATACCTATGTCAGATATACTGCGTGATACTAAAGAAGCAGTGGATGGAATGAATCGTTATCAAAAAGATTTTGAGGAGTTACTGGCTCTAGAGAAAGAACTAGCTGGTGATCCAACTAAATCATCTAGTAATAGATTTATAGGCCGGGTAGAGTTTCTTAAGAATGAACTTAAGCAGAATCCTGTAGCTGAATTAGTAGATGAAGGTATATTCCAATCTATTACAGAAGATATAGATGCTGACCAATATGGTGATAAGACTAAGTTACTGGATTGGTTACAAAATACTGTTGGTAAACATACACCAGGATTCGTACAAAAAGGTATTGAGTACGCATACATAGGTGAAAACACACAAGTATTTAAGTTCTTGATGAAAACCACACAATATAGTGATTTTACAGCACGTTATGTTATGTTTAAGCATGAAATGGCTAAAGAAAATGCTAATAAAGAGGCTATATTGGTAGATATTATACGGACATTTATAAATTATGATGATCCAAGTAATAAATATACGCAGTGGGGTAATGATATGGGACTGATTATGTTTACCAAATTCACAATTGGTATACAGAATGTTATTGTAAGAATTGCTGGAAAGAAAACAGCGAACTTAGCTACGTCTCTTTTGATGCAAGAGTACACAACTAATGCAGCAGATATATCAGATTCGTTTATATTGGGAGGAGGAGTGGGTCATATGTTCCATTTGAACCCTATAACCCATATTGAAAATGCTTTTGCACCATGGGGTGTGATTGTTGCTACCGATTTTCTTACATAGTAAGCATTTTATCTAGCTTAATAGTAGCATCAAGGTCGATATAAGTTTCACTATTGAATTTTATACCACCATAATCTATGTATTCCCACTTAAGATATAAGCTTTCTGGTTTGAAAGCTTCATTACATGTACTAGTACGTGCAATTAAGAATAGATTATCTATATTTTTATCAGGTGATACAAGCTTAAAAGCTTTGGGATCAATACCATCTGCCCGAATAGCGACTCTCATGTCTTGAAACACAGGAAATCTAAATGCTATGTCTAATGATTTCGTAATGAATGTCTGCAGCTCTACCAGATCTCTGGTTATAACAAGTTGCATAGTATCGTTGAATCTAGACTTCAATATCAGATCTTGACTTGACCGCATGATTACCTTCTTTTTCAAATTGACGTAAACGTTCTTTCTTTTCTGACATTTCTTGAATTACTACTGCTGCTATTAATCCAAGCACAATTGTAATAATAAGAGGAATTAGTATCCATGACAGTATTAGGGCAACTATGCCTGCTGTAAACACTCCTACAAGGACCACAAAATTCCTTATATATTTCAATCGAAGAGCTTCTTTTCAGGAGCAGCTACAGGAGTATCATCAGTATTTTCTTCCTTAGGAACATCTACTTTGTCTCCCTCATAGTTACTTATACTAACAATTTCAGGTACTTTTCCATTTGGATCAATGACTGCAGTAATTCGACCAGTAAGACGAGCTTTGCTCATTTTGATATCAGTAGTATCAATATCAGCTGCCATACCTTTATCGTTCATCCAGGCAATAAGTGCGGCTTCAATATCTTCGTGTTCAAGTGAAATGATCATGTATAGGAACTCATTTAGTTAAAGTTTTAAAAATATAGTGGGCAATGGCTAGACTATCAGATTTACCATCTAATAGACCTCCTTTGGGCCCACGTACAGCAATAGAAGGGTATAAAGTATTTACAATATTACCCACTTCTTTTTTGATATTGGGTCCACCTTTGGTTTTAACACCGAGTGCTTTTTGCCAAACCTTAGGTTGAATTTTGTCGACACCTAAATTTACAGTCTTACAAATTGCTGTAATAGTGCCTAAGTTATAGCCAAATATAAAATTAGATTTGGCAGATACACGATGGATACTATGAACATCTTCAATCATTATGATTTTGATATCATATGCTTGCATCTGTACCAGTAACCAGTCTCTTATATATGCTGGTGGCTCTGAATTAGAACAAAAGAGACCAATTGGATTAAGAGGAGCCAGTAAGCAAATATACCCACTGGCTCCAGGGTCCACACCAATAAAGGCGCTTGGTTTAACTTGCTGCAGCATCAGTAGCAAACAATGATGGAGTTGCTGAACCAGCATTGCTACCATCGTCTGCTGCTGCTGATGGTGCACCAGCGTAGACATACTTATTACCAGCTTTCGAGTTCTTACGTTTATCGATAACTGTATTAGCGTATTTTTCTGTCCACTTATCGGCAAAATCAATTGCCGTCAATCCCGCTGCCTTTTCAGACACGGTAATACCATCAATACCAAATACTTTTGCAATGGCATTCTTTTCTGCCCAGGTTTTATCATCTCTGTAATGGTCTTCTTTAAATTGGGTAATACCCAGCTTCAAGCGTTGACCAATAAGACTAGTCAGTACAGGTTTTTCCTGTGCAGTTTCTTTTTTCAAATCAAAGTCATAGACCTTGATAGTTTTAGCTTCAGGAGCAGGCATTTCATTTGCTTCTTTACCTGTCAGTAGTACACACATTTCATCGAATAGTACAAATCCTGGAATATAACCAGAACGACCGTTCTTACTCCAGATGTGTTTACCATCACGATTAGTGACATAAAGCGTTTCTTTATAATAACGATTAGCATCAAGTTTAAAATGCATCACGATACCCATTGCACCATGTGTACTTTTTTCCATATATGCCATATCGACAGTAGAGTCATATATTGCAGTAGACATAACACCGTTACCACCAAGTTGATCTGTGGGGGTTTCGATATTTTCGTCTTTTTTAAGATTTTCAAACATGTAGTTGTTACCTTATTGGTTAATAATAGTGCTGTAATCTATCGATTACATGTTGCACGGAATTGTCTATGAATGTTTCCTTTACATTCCACATTCCAAGAGAACTTCGAATTCTTTCATTTACCGTTTCCTTGGTAAGTTTAGTTTGAAAGACATACTTAAAGCCGAGCATTTCATCTTCTGGTGTTATATTAAGCAGCTTACTGTTGTATGCTGCTAGTTTAGCTAACTCGACTTTCTTGGAACTAATAACTGTGGAAAAGAAACTTTCTACTCCCTGATTCATCAAGGATCCTTTTACTTTAACCAGAGTTTCCATTGCCATTTCTTTCTCATTAAGAATATCCATAGTATGGGCAAGAATAATTACATTCTTACTAGATTTAGCTACGTATTGAGACATCAGTTTTTTCATAAACTGTGCATAATCACCCCAGGCTTTCATACCATTGGATGCGCTAATTACATGCACTGTTTCAAACATATCCATTAGATATGTAAGAGTATCAATTACAATTGTATGTACATCAGACATCTTCTCTGCTGCATCAAATGCTTCGTAGATTTGATATGGATCAGTAATTGTGTATTCTTTGAATTCAGATTTGAATGGAAGTTTTTTATTATTCTCACAATTCAAATACATTACGCCTTTGGGTTTTTGTATATCCATCAGAGATGCTGATTTACCTGTAGCAGATTTACCTGCTATTAGTACTAAATGATCATTACTCATATATGTTTATTACCTGTTATTTAAAAAAATGTTTTAAGCCATTCCTGGAAGCATTTCCAGTAATAAGTGATAAGCACTAGTACATAACTTATTTTATCTAGTAACCAATTCATCATAGCGATTTCTCTGCGAATTTTTTAGTCAATGTGACCATAATAGTCATAAGGATTTCATCAGCAGGTAAGGGATTAGGTTGTTTACCATTAAATGAAAGAATAGCTTCTCGAGCAGCATCTAATGTAAATCCATTATCTAATAGTGCATATCCATATTTAATTAGCATATTAGATCGATTACCTTCGACTGTATTTAATACAAACCAACGTTCTAGATTAGTCATTGAACTTGATTCATTAATCCAGTTTTGCTGTGTTACTGCTTTTTTGGTTTGTGGTATGAAAAGGGTAGCATCCAACAATTCAGCTGATGAGTTATATACTACTTCAGCATCTTTACAGCTTTCCCATTTACGTGCGATATCATGACAAGCAGAATCGACTTCAAACGGGAGCCATGCCATTACATTCTTCATAAATTCAGTATATGTTTTACTGTCCAAATATAGTTCATGACTTAGAGGTAATATAATACGGTATCTATTATCTTTTGCTGTGTGTCGTTTTGTTGTAGACAATATATGGGTATATTCTTTCAGTAAGAGATGAGCAGTATCCATATTGGTGCTTTTATCTACATCCAGAATTACCATATTGAATCCTGTAATAGCATTCTCACTGGACCTATATCCATTACGAAATCTATGTGCAGCATAGTGCATACCGTCTGCAGTTGTAAGCTTATGTAGTTGATCAAATGGTGCTGTCTCTGATTTGAATCCTTCAGTGATATTATCACTATAGGATAGAATCAATTTATTTAAATCAGTTTCTTCCAGGGATTCACCAATAAAAAATTCAATATTATCTACATATGTTCGTTTGATGATAATATTGTTTTTATAACCCCAGGCTATTGCTAATTGCATTAGCTCATTTTTTTGAGCAGCAGATCCTTTATAGGCCGGTACATCTTCCATTAGATCTACTTGAGTTACTTCTGTATCAATATCAGATAGATATTTAGCAATACGTACATAATTGCGATCTCGCTTCATGATAGCTGTGAAGGCATCTCCTGAGTCTTCTACGAGATTAATAGCATAATCCAGGTGCTTAGTATCAAGTGTAGGACTGCCCTCACAGAAGGCATACGCGCCTGCTAGCTTCATAGCTTTATAATATCTATGGTTCTTTTCTGCTTTTTGGATCTCTTCATGATCTTTAAAAGTAGTATTAGAATAGTGCTCACAATCGAGACGATAATCAATAAGTTTAATACTAGTCTCTTTACTCATAGTAAGAGTTTTATTGAAATTAGCCAGGGTAGCCCAAACCTTTAAAATGATCTTGAAGTTTGGACATACGTTGATCTATTTTTGAATTGACAAGTGAGTCATAGAGATCAGCTGCGTTTCCTCGTTCACGGTTAACATTAAGTTGGCTGTACCCAAATAACAGACGTCTTGCATAACCTGTTTCCAGCATTGCGTAGAAATCATCTTCGATTTTACTGGTAAGAAGTTTGCTGGGAGTTCCGAATAGTAGGAGATTAGTGGGAGTTCTACCTTCAATCTCTTCAGTTCGTGCGTTATCTGCCGTGTTTTTGATGAGTTTAATTTTTGTTTTGCCAATGTCGTATAACTCCAGGAATGCATTCAATACTTCTGTGTTATTGGTAAAATTAGATCCAACCTCATCACCCTCAAAATTAAGGGCGCCTGCATTAGCCATAAGCAATTTATGCCTCATCTGCTTAATAGCTGGAACCGTACCTGAATCAAAACTAAATGCCAGGGATCCTGCCATCTCAAATTCACGTTGTACAGAAGCTAATATTTCATCAGGCTGAAGACCAGATTGCTTAGCTCTTTCTACTGATATTTTATGCATATTTTTTAATGCTACTTCTGGAAACAAACTATCCATGAAACGTTCTTTAAACCCAGAGATAATATGTTCTTCTACAATATTAGTTGAAAAGTTTTTACCAAATCCTGAACTTGCCAGATTAAGTACATACATACTTACTGGAACAATTCCACGTTCATGTGTCTTGATATTACATCTCATACTAGATGCAACTTTTGCCATGTAGTAGGCAGTTAAGACTCTAAAGAAGTGTTTATCATCTGATTGAGTTTTCTTAACAAGAATATCAGTGATATCTTCAGATAGTGGGAAATATGACATATGTGTCCTCTATTAATCGAATTTTAGTAAACCGGATTTAACATAACCTTTTGCTTGGTTGCACTCGGGGTAAACACTACACCATTTGCATCGTACAACTTCACCTGGAATATGGACTACTTCACCACATTGTCCATCATTGTTATATCTTTCCCAAGCTAACGTTTCTTCTTTAAAGTTAGCAGTTGATCTTGATTTCTTATTTGGATTTTGATAGTACTTCCAAACAGAATCCTTTTGCCAAAGATCCTTAGGAGTACACGAAGGTAATTTATCTTGTGGTTGGTCTATATATAGTTCTATGCTACGTAGTTTATTAAGTATAAATGCTTCAGTTTGCTCAACTGTTTTTAATATATATTCTTCAGTGAGTATTCTAGTAGAAGGATAATCTTTAGTTTGTAATGCTTTGCTTTTTGACCAATCAGTAAATAGATAATGAATTTTCATCCTACCATCAGTAATCTTACTTTCATTAAGCCATTTATAAATAGATCCTTGAAGGATGTAGTTTTCTTTATTGGATCCAAAAATATAACCCCATACAGATCCACTCTTATAATCTTCTACTCTACCTTCTAAGATTAGATCGTATTTACCTGTAACAGTCCAATTACCGATCTTACGTGCTGATCTGTTTTCTACATATACAGCGATAATATTAGGTTCTTGTGCTTCTGTCTTAGTAGGGTTGATACGTATAGCGTTAACAACCTCATCTTTATAACCAAGATACTTTAATGATTTACGTACACGATCTATATAACGCCAGGCTTTTTCTAGAGAATCATGTAAAGCTGATCCCATTCTGGATCCCATTATATCAATGATATCCATAGTTGCTTCAGATTTTTCATTGCGCTTAGCCATCTGAGCAGACATTACAAGGGGCTTGAGTGGCTGTATAAGCGTAGTAGCGCTTATAGTGAATGGATCATCATTGTAATCATATTCGTCTTCTAGTAGCCATACTGCTGGAGCTAGATCTATTTTGTGTTTGTTGGTCAGCTTCATCGTGATTTGTTCCTGATAATAATTTGTTTATATCTATTAATCCGCTGAATTTTTTAAATTCTAAACGATCTTTTTTAGATTTGAATAAAGCATCTGGAAGTTTGCCATAATATTGGGCTTGATCTGCAAGTATTTCATTATAAGGTAAACGTCTATAGATTATTTCTTGTTTTGGTAATAACCAAACAACACCACCACCATAACGATAGTCTGCTTTTTCAGTATATATATTCCAGCTACATTTTATACGATCTCTATAGAGTCTTGCTATGTATAGCGCAGGTATGTCAATTCCTTGCATAGGATCCCACGTACTACACGGAGTTTGTGACCAAAAAGTTACTCCACTAAAGCATGTTTTATCACGAAAATCATGATGATTACGTAGCATCCAAAGTATCTCATATATGCTTGGTAATTCCATCGGTCTATAATGCAAAGACTCTTTACTGTTACATATTTGATCTAGTTGATTTCCTACTACTCTACTATGATGTACGCCCTCTATCATTATTTCTTTATAAATATCAGTAAATGTGGTTTCTGATAAATCTAAATTAGATAAAGCTAAATTAGATAAATATTTCATTTTGTAATATTTTTTCCATATCACTAATTAAGCAGTTATTAGGTACAGTTATTTGTGTACCAAGATTGGGTCCAATCTCAAGTTTTGCTTCCATAGGGACGTCTTTACTTTTGATAGCAGGATGATTATTCCAGCGCATGCATTCTATCAGATTTTGATTTACCCAGGTAATAATTTCTGCATCTTTATACATTAATAAGTAGATGGCATCATGTATGACATTACATATTAATACCTTATCCCAGAGATCAGGTCTGGCAAGAAGGCGATCTTCAAATTCTATTACTGCTCTATTGGTTAATACTCCCCAAGATTGGGTAATTGCATTATTTGCTGATCTACCTTCCTTTTCTGCTTCATAAGGAGTTTTAACACTATTAATAACAGTTTGTTTTAAAACTGGAGTTCTTAATTTAGCACCAAAAGCTAATTCTACATATCCATTTTTTGCTGCAAACTCTATATTTTTTTTACTGAATTCATCCGAAACTTTATATAACTCATGATAGTTATGTTCTATTTTCTTTGCTTCTTCTATTGTAAGTCCCAAGTTCTTAACTAACGTGTAGTATGTTCCTTCATATGTAAGTGCAAAGGTGGGTACTTTACTTCTTTGTCTGATCGATGGATGCTTCGTCTCAATACTATTAATACTAGTAACATTGTTCTGTATATTAGGCATTTCTTCACTGAAATATGCAAACGCTCTAAGACAGTGTCCATCAAAACCGTCGGTATATACTTTGATTTTATTTGGATCTTGCGTAAGTATTGCATTTATTCTGTCTTCGAGAGAACTAAAATCTGTTCCTCCAATAACCCAACCTTTTGGTGCTTTAAAACATGCTTTTATAATCTTTGCCCATTGACTGGTACTAGGCATGTTTTGCATGTTAGGATCTGAAGATGAATAACGTAAGCCCTGAGTTCCAGTAGTTTTTAGATTTCCATTTAACCATGGTTGGTCGGGTGTCTTATAGAAAGCTAACTTTTTAAAGTTTTTAATGAAATTATTTAATATAATTTCAGTTCCACTAAGTTCGACTAACGCATCCAAGACAGGTTTATGTAGGGGATGCTTACTAGCAGTAGCATGATTCTTTAAAACTTTAGCTTTGGTTGATGGTAATTTAGTTTTAGTTTTATCTGTAATAGGTATCCCCATTACTTCATGTAAAAGTACCCTGATATGATTATCTGATCCAGGATTAAATTTAATATCAAATTGACTTGGTGTCTTAACTAATACTTTAAGTTTTTTATTCGCAGCTTTACAAGCTATTTCAGCTATTTTGGTCTCTGCAATTTTGACATACTGATGAGAAGCTAAGAATCCTTTAGCTAGATTACTTATTCTACGTAGTTGTTTTTCCGCTAATAATACCTGATCCATATCCATAGGTAAGCCTATAAGCATCATTTTGATAGTAGGTATCAAGCTTGGTTGAGCAATAGTCTTGTAGAAGCTCTTCAGTGATGGATCAGCGAGAGTTTCGTCATGTTTGTTGACTAGGTACCAGGTACATAAACAATCCGTTAGATTGTATTTAAGGAGCTCTGGGAGAGCTATCTTAGTAATATCTTTAATATCATCTTTAGCGTAATCGCCTGCG